CGCTGTAGGTTGACTTGCTCCAATCGCCCAATCATCAGGTTGTGATGCACCTATTGCCCAAGCCATTTGTTAATCATCTCCGAAAATCTCTTTGTTAGGGTCAAGGTCAATAATACGATAGCCATTTTCGTAACGATATGGCATAATTTCCACTGTACCATCAGAATAAAACCGAACCTGGTAATCTGGATAACATTCTGTTATTTCCACTCTTGCCATTGTCTTTTCTCCTATACAGTCGCTCCTGTTAAATCACCCACATCTAAAGCCTTATTAGCCACAGCGTCTCCTGTTGTTACCGTAAAATCACCATTACCAGGGTCAGCCATTCCTGGGTCGCCAGTTACCTTATGGTCGCCTTGAACAATATCGGAATCGGCCACATCATCCGTATTATTCCAACAGTTATAGTCAAACCAATTTGATTTACTTACTGTTGTCCAATCAACCCCTACCGCACAAGCATCAAGAATATTATTTATGAAACACGCATTTTTACCTGTAGTACCAGATATTCCCATAGACGAACAATTATATATAGTATTCCCAACTCCAATAACCCTATTACGAGTATTTCCGTCTATTCCTTTTGTGCAAGTATCAATAATACTATTAACTAATAAAGTTATGTCTGCCCCTGCATAGACACCAGCCACAGAATCATGTAAATACGAGGCTATTATTATTGTCGAAGCAGTTCGTATAGCACGTCCATTGACAGCTTGAAGTTCACAACCAATTATCTTAGAATCACTGGTATCATATATTGCATAACGAGTTGCTGCACCACTTTGGTTTATATCACAATTTTGAACAATACAATATGTCCCTAAATATAAACCAAAAATTGATGTTATAGTTAATCTTAAATTTTGAAATATCCAATAATCATCAAATGTAAACGCCCAAGATGTGGCAGCAATTAAAGGCCTTGCTGCACCATCTGCGTGGTCACTATGGACAGGAGGCTCATTGGTTGTTCCTGATTTGACACCGATTATTTGTATAGGTAAAGCTGATGTGCCATCAAGAGCAGTTGAAATATCCTGTGTAAGTGTGTATGTTCCGCCCGCAACAAAATATCTATCACCTGCTTCGGCATTAGTCTCAAGGTCAGTTTCCCACTCACCAAGACCCATAGCATTGGCCCACGTAGTCCCATCCTTTGTTCCTGCTCCTGCCGGTGTTACATACATATCTGTTGCTGCCATTATTTACCCTTTCTTGTCCACAACTGACATCTTGACTGATGCGTTCCATTTTTAGCGACCATATTAAAATCTGGTCTTAGATACTCATTTTGCCACCTTTGCTCGTCTATCCTACCAGCATCGTGTACTATTACGATGTCAGCATTTTCAGAAGCTATCCGTATTGAGTGCTGTCTACCAATCCCGCCACATACTTTACCAAGAGGGCCATCTACAAAGGCCATATCGTAATGACTACGTGGAAGGGTGCAGTCTTTACCATCCCATATAATTACAAATACCTTACCGTTCTCTTTACTTGTAATAAGTTCTGCTTGCTCTTTGCTGCATTCAAAGCTATCAACTATAGCATGCTCAGCCATCAATAGACTAGATAGACCAGCGCCGAATTCAAGCACATGCTTTACTTCATACTTCTCAATAGCATCCTTAATAAACTTCCAATCTTTCTGCGTTATAGCCATCCCGCCCCAAGGTATGCCGTACTTACTCGGTGACGTATCTCTATAATCACTATCATCATAAGCAGTCATATCAAGCAAGCCGACTTCTTTAATATGCTCGCACAGTCTCTGAGGGGTAGTATATATACCAAATCCTGCCTTAGCCGCCCTTCTACAGAAGGCAAAATCTGTACCATACTTATTAGTACCATCCTCACGGAACTCAACTAAGAATGGCGCTTTTAGCTTTTCTAAGACACGCCGTTTGATTAGTATACAACCAGTACCGACTATATCAACTTTCAGCAAATCAGCGTCGCTACTGACAGTACCGAAGTCTGTTGGGTAGTACCCATCCTTATCTTTATCCTTAGCCTTAACATACGCTGTCCAGTTGAGCTCTTGAGGATTCTGTCTAACCTTAGCAGGAGAACCGATAATATCTTCATCTGCATACACCAGCTCAAGAGGATTATGCATTGGTATAACATCATCATCTATCATCAGCAGATAATCGCAATCGGTCTTGAGAAATCTATTAACTATACAAGCACGATTGCTACAAATCGGCTCGCCCCACGATATGTTAGGATTCTCCCATACTAACTCAACGCCCTTTGTATTCTGCATTTTAGGGATGACTGAATAAGCCATCTCACTACGTAGCCATCCTTTGTTGAGGATAGCGAAGTATACACGAATTGGGTTTTCTGCTTTCGTCATATGTCTAATCCTCGCTTGTTCAATAACTGCATTTCTTTCCATATCACAAGTTGGTGCGTAAATTGACTATCGGTGCAGCGAAGATAGTCCTCTGCACCTGCAATGTTATAGTAATCAATAACCAGTTGTGCTTGTTTTGTCTTCAAAAAGAGATATGGTAACAGTGCAATACATAGAGATTGCTTATTGGCCGCTCCGGTAAGAGCCATATTCCATAAAGTCTTGTGTTTAGACTTTCTCTTTTTGCCCGCAGTGCATGTAGATGCAATTCCAAAATGCGTGTTCAGAAATTGGTCTATAGATACAAGTACATCTTTACGCGTGTTAGAGAATACTATATCTACACGAAAGTATGGCCGATTATTAGTACCCCACATCATATTTAGACAAATACAGCCATCACCATCCATGAAACCCGCTATGTATGCTAATGCAATATCTTTATTGCATGTACCCAAGTCTATCATTTTTCTTAGTCCAATGAAATCTTGATACTATTCGTCGCGTACTTAGCAGTATCGCCGCTGCCTATAGTCTTATTTGTATTAAGTGCCCCCCATACCACTATCCGACCGGTAGAAGAATGCGTACATACTGCAAAGTGTGTTACAGTACCCCAGTCCTTTGTAGCCTGTGCAAATGTTAATACGATGTTATTAGTCAATGAGCCACCTGAAGCAGCTGTCCACGTATTACACTTCTTCCTAGCATAAGCCCCGCCACTAACCTCACCAGCCGGTGATGTACCTGTATCAGCATCATCTAAAGTAGACTTACACAATGCTACATACAGGTTACTTTCTTGCGTATAGGCAGTTTTCTTGAACTGATGGTCTAGTACCTTATTCTCCTCAGCGTTACTATAACTTCCCATATTATAATTACCTCCTAATCGCGTTCACTCTGTGGGACTACTTTACATTTGAATAGCCCCCGTAGCTGAACATCTTTATCTGAAAGTTGGTATATCTTAAACATAATCCTACGACTCGTGACTGTCAATGGCAGCCTATGCGTAGCCCACTTAGTATTTAACGACACTGGTGAGTCTGCTAGAGCAGTCCAAGATGTACCACTGTCTGTAGAGTAATAGACAAATACAGTCGAGCCAACAACTCCCGACATTGCTGTAAAGCTAAACCATAGCCATCTGCCAATAGTCTCCTCCGCATCGACTACAAGCTCCGGCGTCCATACTTCAAACTCTATATCAGCATCATCATCCTTACCAGTCGCTTCGTCTAACTTAAACACATACCCATCGTGTGAGATAAATACTGCCATTGGATAACCAGTTTGCCCATACGAGTCATCACAATATATATCAACTTCATCGCAGTATAAATCTTTCCAATCTGTATCATCGCAAGACCACTCAAAATAGTTCTCAAACGAACTAACATCTCTGACAGTATCAGCAAACTCGTGATACTCCCAGGGCCTACCGGGTCTCTTATAATCAAGAGCATAACTTACTCTAGCATAACTCACTCCAGCATAATCATCACTAACGCGTGGATAGAAGAAATGTATCTTATGCTTCCCAACATCTAACCCAGCACATATCTTAGCCTTATTACTAACATCTAACTCAGCAAATAATGCATCTTCTATCCGTAGACCGACTGGGTCAAGGTCGGTCCCACCATAGTAACCATATATCTTCTGGTCAGTTCCTAAGAAGTAATGGACATTTACAGAGTCCCAGACAGCTTTAGCTGCCAATAGTCCAGTCTCATATATCACTGTAGGAAATGAGAAGATAGTATCGCCGCCGTAATAGGTACAAATCGTGATGCTCTTCTCAGAATATAGCACCATATGTAGACCTATCTTCTTAGCCCGCATTAAGTTACCACGACTGTCTGTAAGAGTAGTACTACCAGATGTACCTACCAGCCAAGTATCTATATTACCAACATCAGCAAACGCCAAAGATCTAGCATGCTTGCTACTATCAGTGTAGTTAAAAAGAAAAAAATGATTCCAGAACTCTTCTATCTCCTCAACCTTAGCAAAGCTAGGAAAATCGTGTTCTAGTATTGTAAACACATCACCTGTGTCACCTTCATAGTAATGTATATCATCCTTGCCATTAGATACACAAAGAGCAGTACCACCATTGTTAGCAAACTCAGTATCATCAACTGCCAAACACCAACTAAATCTATTGTCAGCGCCGCCACTAAATGCTACCGCAGGAGTTATCTCATCCCAATCATCGCCGCTAGTATCATACTTGTATGCTTTGGTGGATGTTATAGCTATCAAATGCTTATTACCAAGAGCATCTCTATAGCTAATCAACTCCATGCCAATGCCACTAAGCGGCAAGTCGCTACTGCCTAACTGACTATACCCCCTACGCTTCCTAACCTTAGTTATTTCAACTATAGCGTTCTTCATATATGGAGAATAAGCATCATCGAACTCAGTCGGTTCGGCGTCTTTATTGATGCCCATAGTCGGGACTTTGGCTAGTCTGTATATTGCTTCTGGCATTCTACCTTCCTATTGCAAACCAACGAGCTGATATGGCTTCTACTCCACTCATATTGCGTATTTTTATTGATGCTGCTGTAATTGTGTGAACACTTGGAACCCATGTTCCGGTAGCAGAAGTTTTGTAAAGACTAACTTGGGCACTAAAGCAAGCGGCGGGAAAAGGCGTGGCAAATGTCACTGTATAGTTGGCACCCGCAGCAATAGAAGCCACCTTGCCCCATTTCATAATAAGGCCGTTGGAAAGAGTGATAGTCCCATTTGAATCACTGGCACCTGCCATTGTAAGTGGGTCAAAAGCACCTGCGCCAACTGTTGCATTTATCTGAGCATCTATATATTTCTTACTACCAACATGCCCATCTTCCGTAGGCGGGTCTAACACAGACACTGCTATCTTCGCACCAGTTGCCGGTTCGATTACTTTCAACTGCCCAGTGGACGCTCTAGTATCAACTTGCCCAACGTGAATAGCTTGTCCGGTCTGAGTACCGCTTGCTATGTTAGTAATGTTATGACTATTAGCATCTATATTCTCACTAGCCTTAACAATACCAACTCTAACATGTGACCAGCTAGTTGATATACCAGTACTAACAGCCACAAATACTCTTAACTCATTGCCATCTGCCGTATTTACCGACAGCCTACCATTATCTGTAGTAGCGGCAATATCAAGATTGTTACCCTCTGGGTCGAGTGCTGGTAAGTCACTCTGCAAATATACTCTCGCGGAGCCTTGTAGATGCTGTCCACCAGCATTATCCGTCGCAGGAGTTACGTGCTCTTTAGCGATTATTATCTTAGCAGACGATTTGACATCTTTAATCTTCTGTGGCACTGCACCAATCTTAGTATGGTCATCTGGTAATACTACATTCCAGTCATTTTCACTCATTTATTGTCTCCTACTTATTCAATATGTGAACAAGTCTTAATACCGCAATCTAATATCACCGTAATCACCTGCGTGTAATGAGATACCGTCCCTTCTCTCAACAGGCGGCCCTTCCACCACCATCTCCTCAGCTATATCAGCACTATCACTATCAATAGCATGCTTAAGACTACCACCGATGATACCATCATCCCACTTCCATCCCAATGCTAAATGTTTCCAATAAGAGAATTGCTCTGAAGCCTCGATGGATAGAAATATGAAGGCGGTTATATACTGAATGATGAATGTATCTAGTATACCTATAGGACAAGCGTTATCATCTCCATCAAATATCTGTTCAGTTGATACAACCAATCGAAGTGTCAGCCCGCTCTCAGCATGCTTATCAAGCATTATATATGCTCCCCGTCTCATACCAACAGCAGGCCAGCCTTTCATATTATCTTCAGCATTGATGACATTCCTAGCCCACCATACTTCATCTTTCAGAGGAAGTGGCGTATTTAGACTGCCGTCAGCTTGGACTATGCGGGCCGTTACTATATGTACCAGATTACTGATAGTCGATATACTAACAGATGTAGCGTTTTCTGTAATATCAATATCGCTATTCAGTGTCCGAGAATCTCTGAATGGATGTGCTTGCACTGCTACCTTAAGAGCTTCATCCGCGAGTCTCTCGATAAGTGTAACCTTCTCAGCACCCCTACCAGTATTGTCATTAACGGCAACTTTTATTTGTGCTCTCGTATTTGCCATTGCGGCCTCCCTATCCAGCAGCAACAACAGGTGTAACTGTTGGAGCTGCACCTACATATGTTACTCTATACGGAAGTTCACAGTCACCGACCTCAACACTGAGTTTTACATGAATCTGCACTGATGCATTAGGAGCCATTGGGCCCAAAACAAAGCTCATACCACTCTCGCTGGCATCTAAAGTACCATTACCGTTAGCTACGATTTGTGCGCTAGCAATCTGTGTAGAGCGATAATTTGTGCCGTCAACTTGAACAACTGCAATGCAGTCTAGAGTATCTGCTGCAGTTGCTACATTATCCCATCCAGTTGTTGCCTTGTTAAAGTCAATGTCTATCCTACAACTTAGAAGACCCGTAGACGGTGCCGTTACAGTTAGAATGTTGGTATAGTTTGTGTAGACAGCCGCAGAGATATCAATATCTGCGTCTCCAGTAATCTCACCAACCTCAACCTGCCCTTGTAAAAAGCTATCTAATCTTGACATATCGTCTCCTTATAGCCCTGTATATATCGCTTCGAGCTCATCAGTTTCTTGTGCTGAACCAGCATCACAAGTTGTTAGCTCTAGCAATAGATACTTAATCCCCAGACCGTCAAACGTAATTTTAGCAATACCTGTACCAGCCTCACCTATATCAACGATTGATACTTGACTTGGCCAATACTGTGCTGCTATAGTTAAGAAATCTGCGTAGAATGTAGCTGCAGCAGCTGCTCCTGTAATTGGATGAATAGTGGCAGCTACAGAACCGATATTACCTGTACCGTTTGCTATCTCCTCCGCCATACCATTAGTATCTCTAAAACCGTACAATTTCCAAGTAAACACAGCCGTTTGACCGGCCGGTGTACCAAGGAAGGTAACTATAATATCATTTATACCTTCTGGTAATCTAACCGCATCACCAGTACCGGCACTTCTGTTAGCAAAGTTCTTTGTTGTAGCGCCCAGAACGGTAGTGTCGTCAGTAACAACTACCCCTCTAAGCTTTATCCAAGGAATTTGCTTGGTCATTAAAGCCCGTTTTGTGCTCATTATCTATCTCCTAAGCATGCATTTTGATAAACGATGCGGCCGTAGTTGGAGCCACTGAAACTGTGCAGATGTGTGCTGTATCTACATCTATACGATACGCCATATCACCCATTTTTACTGGAGCAACGGCAGAACTAGCTGCAGAAACTGCAGGGTCTGCACCAGTAATATACCAGCATCTTCGCTTCAGCCGATTCAGGCTCAAATTACTCTTCTTATCAAACTCGGTAGTCTGAGCTGAGCCTCTAGCCAACCGCTGCATTATCTTACCCATCACTCGACTACCATTTTTAGCTAACGTCACAATCGTAGCAGCCATTTTTATTACCTCCTAAAACTTTTAACTGTACTTATTATTTCATCAATTTGAGAAGATGTTAAATCAGGGAACATCGGTAGTGTTATTAACCTAGTCCAAATCGACTCACAAACTGGTGTAGCGTAATCGCAGTTTTTATACATCTTATAATGATTGCTTGGTATATAGTGGACACCGGTTGATATATCTTTGTTCTTAAGAAACTTATGTAGCCCATTTCTGTCGTCTACCTTAATAACATAATTATGCTGTGATGTCCTGGCGTAGCTCTTAACAGTTGGAGTCTCTATCCAATCTACATTAGCAAATGCTTCATCATACATTGCTGCTATATCACGTCTAGTATTATTCATATCATCTAACTTCTCAAGTTGCACTAACCCAATAGCTGCAGTAATGTCATTCATATGGTACTTGAAGCCAATCTCATCTACGTCATAGTACCATGAGTACCCAGTATTTGCGTGGTCTCTCCGCCAGGTATCTTTAGATATCCCCATCCATCTTAGCTTTCGTAGTCTATCATATACCTCTTTGCTGTTGGTAGTAACCATCCCACCATCGCCAGTTGCTAGGTTCTTAACTGCATGAAAACTGAAGCAACCAATATCACCCAATGAGCCTATCTTTCTACCTTTATACTCCCCACCACAACCGTGAGCGGCATCCTCAATAACAGTTAAGTTGTGCTCTTTAGCTATATTATTGATAACATCCATCTCACAAGCATGCCCGCCGTAGTGAACAGCAACGATAGCCCTAGTACTTGGCAGGATGCATGTCTCTATGCTCTCCGGGTCGATGTTTAGAGTATCTGGATAGATATCAGCAAAAACTGGTATACCACCAGCATAGCGAATAGCGTGGTTAGTTGCTATAAACGTTAGAGATGTAGTAACTACGTGAAAACAACCTACGCCTATCACTTTCAATGCCAAGTGCAGTGCAGCCGTACAACTATTAACGCCGACTGCATACTTAACGCCGATGTATTTAGCAAATTTCTGCTCGAATTCTTCTGTCTTAGGCCCTAAGCCAACCCAACCGCTCTCAAGAACTTTAGCAACTGCTTCGGCTTCTCTCTCATCGTAACAAGGCTTAAAAACTGGTATCACTTGATAGCCTCCAAAATAGCATCAACATTACCAGTTACCTCCCATATATTCTTAATAAGCTTCCAAGGTTTAGGACTATACACAAGATAGTAATAAGGGCATCTTGGGTCAAAGTAGTGAAATGTCACTTCATTTGGGCAAGTATAGTGCGTAGGGTCTTGAAATGCTCTAATACTACCGGCATATGGTGAACTAATTACTAACGAACCGCCCGGTTTCATTACTCGCCATGCCTCATCCATCATTTGCAGTCTATACTTCGGCTCGATGTGCTCGTAGATATTCCTCATCATTATACATTCACAAGCATTATCATCTATCGGCCACGGGAATTTCTGAATGTTATGGACTATATCTACCCCATCACAAGCTCTAGCATCCATACCAACAAAACCCTCATGCTTATTGATGCCACAACCTAAATCAAGATTCATCGCGTAACCTCGCAAACATTGGAGCTATATGTTCTATATGATACTGCTCAGCTTGCTGAAGTACCAGCATCGACATCTTATGATAAAACCATCCGTCATTCTTGAGCTTCAAACATTGAGTAGGTATATTCTCTGGCGAATCGACTTGCAAGAAGCAACCATTAAACTCATCAACATAGGATGGCTCAGGATATGCCACTGTAGGAATACCAAACGAGCCGGCGTTAATCAACTTCAATGGGTCTCTGAGCTCTGGGGCGGGATTCACCTTCTCATCCATCTTCCTAAAGCATATCTGTATATCAATGCTTTTGTAGAAGCTACAGACATCTTCCCGATTCTTTGCGTCAGTCTTAACAACAAAGTTAATACCTACACCGCCAAGTGCACTATGTAGCGTATCTACACCAAGATGTAGGTTCTCTGGATACCCAATAAACCCCGCGGTCTTAACATCACTAGTCACTTTGACAAATCGCTCAAAGTTGCAGTGGTGCCCAGGTATCAATAGCACGTTATCTCTTCCAAGCCGTTCATTTAGGTACCGCTGCCCAACTCGGGATGCCGCAATCGGGCACACTTCGGGATGCTCTTCCAAGTAAGGAATCGACCCATAGCTATCATCTACATCTACATATACTTGTCTAACATAGTCAATAATATGCTGTGGTGGGCCGCCTTTGATAAATACCAACACATCATCAGGATATACTATATTTGCGTCGATTATACCGCCTACAGCAGCAGCCATCTGCCTACCACGAATTTCTCCTGACGCCCACGAATTAGGATAGAATACTAACCTCCCCTCTATCATGTACTTATCGAGTATATTCATCACACGTCCCTCCCAGGACAGTAATACTTCCCTACTTGTCCATCCTTGAGCCTACTCAACTCTCCCTCTATCTCTCTTAACTTTCCAAAGAGCTCACCACTTTGTGGATAGACTATTGACGGCACACCTTGATGTCCAATCAGTATTCTAGTATCAACCCATATCCGTTCACCGTTATCTCGAAACATATTGCAGATGTTAATATCACTACGGATATTGACTGGCTCACCTTTGAACTTCTCATCGCATGTATCTCTGAAATACGGCTTTTTAAGCTTTTTAAGCTTTTTAATATCTACCAGTGTACAGCCAAAGGCACAAATTGATACCTCGTATAGCCTGCCATCCAATGGCAGGCTCATCTCATAGTACCGTCTCTCACCATCCTCATCTTTAACTTGCCAATTTACTTGTTGAAACCGCTCGCCTTTCTTACAAACGACACCAGATACCATCGCTCCTTCAGTCTCTTGCATCGTTTCAAGTAGAAACGGTAGCGTTTCAAGTGGCATAAAGTGGTCACCATCAATAAATAGCGCGTGTGAGCACTCTTTCTCAATCACACGGTCGACTATTCTATTACGAGCAGTCGCCGCCTCTAGTCCACTTTTGCCAATAAGCACTAACTCATAATCTCTAGACCAATGAGCCATACAGTGCATGTGATTAAAGTAGATATCAAAATCTACGAAGTTAAACACATGCGTGCATATGGCTATTAGCCCAGACTTCTGCTGCTTCGCCATTTCAATTCCCTTCTTAGTTATACACTACAGGCAGTGAAGCTCTACCACAGCGCTTATAGCTGTCTCTATCCCAGTTGTAGCAACACGCTGCATAAGAACGGCGTACCTACCAGCAGTTGCTGCAGTAATGGGCTGCCACCAGGCGTGCGTAGTTGGCAAACCGGATGAACCTATCATCAATGCTCCAGGCGCCAACGCACCAGTAGACTGTGCTAATGATACTTTAGCCGGACCCGCAACCTGAATCCATCCATACGCACCAGTACCGGAACCGCTCTTACCCATAGACGCACAAGGCATGCCAGCCGGCATAGTGATATTACTTGTCCCCACAGCAGTATCAGGGGCAACAACTTTCTTGTTCAGTCCATTCTCTACTGTAGTTCCTATCTCTAAGCAGCACGCCCTAGCTTTCAACGCTGTATCTCCGGCGTTCTTAACATATCTGTAGACTTTACTGCCTTTTTGGTATACCGACCCGATAGTCTGCTCATCATTAGTCCGCAGTTCTGTCAAGGGTACACGAATTAAACCTGTATCCATTTCTGGTTACCTCCTAGATACAAAAAATCAACTTGTTCATTATTTGAACGACTTACTGTTAGCTCGCATATTGCATTATCCCGTGCCTGCGAGGCTGTCCAGTAGCCAAACCTGGGCTCATGCACACAATATAGGCAACGCGGTCAAACTGATTAGCCTGCTCTTTCCACGATGTCATCTCGTACCATATACTAGGATGGTAGTTGAAGTCAATATGGTTCATATTGAGCATGAAGATATAGTTAGACTCAACCTTGGCACTATATGTGAACGTAGCGCCCTTGAATGTGGCAGTCTCGAAGCCTAAGTCAGTAGCCTTTCTATTAAAGGCAGTTCTGACTATCTGCAGCTTATCTCTCGACTCTTCCATATATGCTTCATAAATCGACTGTTTGGTGATTATGAAGTTTGGTGACTCCATATTGGCACCAATGGAGTTATAGAAGTGCTCCATATCTGCCACTAAGTTAAGAGCATATGGCTCGTTAGTCGGCCCAGCAATTCTATTTGCTGGTACCTCAGTAGCATTGTCGTACATTATCCAGTTCCTCCACCACGTATTAGGTGCAGCCCGGTCGATTTTGCCATTTGACGTCCCATACAACTGCTCATCACTATTACTACCACCACCAGTTGTCGTAAGTCCAGTACTGTTATCAACATACGGAGCTACGATGTCGAAGATACCATTTATCGACCGTGGTGCGGAGTAAAAAGCGCCCCACAGGAATAGGTAAGTCTCTAAATCCTGTACCAACGCATCTCTCGCAGCCTCCATCCTCTCAGCAATGTAGGACTTAATCATATAAGGCCCACTGTTCTTAGCATCGTCAATCATCGAGCGGTTGATGTCTACACACCAATAGCGCCAATCAAGATGCGGAAACGTAACGAGCTTCTTGGGCTCTTGCGTTACCGTACTACCTTCCTGAAAACGCTGTGTTTTCTTCGTCCCATATCGAGCTCTACTCGTCCATCCATACGTCCCGCCCGAATAACTCTTAAAACAACCGTACTCCTTCAAGGCAAGAGTAAACACAGTCGCCTCCAGAATGTTGTCTATTGAGTCAGAACGTATCTCATACCAGGTATTCATAAAGTCATCGTCAAGAGTCCTGGTAAGACTTGTTAATGTTGCAGCCATTTAATGGTTACCTCCTAAAGTAAATAACAAATTACAAACATTTTTACTGTCGCTTGCTGCCTACGCCTACCTTCTCCATACCCACCGCAATGATATTCCTAATGCCGACAGTACCAGACTTAGTCACGGCGGTATCATCTCTTGATTCTCTTCCTCTATCGGCCATCTCTTGCAAAGCGGCCTGGTTAGGAACAACAGCTCCCGCATTCTCCTGCGGCCATACTGAATCAGTCGGCTTCTCAGTATTTATCTGGCCACTTGGCGGAAGGCTGCCTGCCTTCCTCGACTTAGCAAGATAATAGCCATCTTCAAAACTAAGAGCCGGATTTTCGCCCATAACTTTGGCGATTTCATCTTTATGCTCATCAAAGTCCGCATGCTTACTACGTGTCTCCTGCATGCCTAATGTACCCAGGATAGTCATAACCGCCCTCTCCATAACGACCATCTTGTCAGCATTCGGTTTCAGCGATTGACTGATGTCATTCTTAATCTTCGCCGTATTAGCCTCCATCGCAGTCTCCACAGCACCAGCAATAACATCAATTATCTGGCGGTTGCTTAACTTATCATACTTATCCTCGGTACCCTCAGACATATCGACATTATCAAGCATTGCTGCAAGATCTGCATCCTTATTTAGTTGCGCTTGCTTAGCTGCCTCCACCGCTGCCAGTTTGCTTGCCGCTTCCTTCTCCTGCTCCGCTTTTAGCTGTGTTACCGTTTCCATTACTGGCCCCAACAGCTTTTGTAGTGCTTCCTGTGTCAGTGGCGGCGACTGGTTTCCCGAGTCTCCCTGATTCTGACCCGCTTGATTTTGTTTTGCTTTGTCCGTTTGTGCCATTTTTTACCTCATCTTTCTTTTTGCTAGCTTCATACTCAGCAATTACCTTCTGCTTCTTCAATTCCCATATAACCTTTTTATGTGCCCGTCTAATTGCTCGAATTACACATTCAAGCTCCGATTTCGTAATCCGCCTTCCTTCAAAGGAAGCTTTTGGATTACGATAGATGGCCAGGTCTACTACTAGCTTATCCATTGTTAACTCCTAAATATTCATTACAGTAACGCTCCTAAATCAAGATTATTCTCTCTTGCATATTTCTTCATTTCGTTCTTAGAATGAAATGTTTTGCCACCAGCGCATACATTTTTTAGATGTATGCCGTCTATTGGGAATAGGTGCATATTAGGGACGGCCGGCATCTTTGTCATACTAACAAGACAGCTTGGGCATTGCACCAAATCATTATAATGCACTACAAGTCGCTCAACAGTCCTCCCACATCTTGGGCAATTATAGTTAAATAGTGGCATCTTATTACCTAGGCGCTAAGTGCCGAAATCCTCTAATAGCATTCTCGAGCGAAGCACTATCTTTCACCGCCCCACGTATCCTTGGCCCTATATCTTTCCATATATCTGGATGGTTCGCTTTAATTTCATTAAGCACCATTGCTAGTACTTCACCGCCTCTAACGAAGTTATCTTTCTCCGCTTCAGACGCGGTAAGCTTAGGCTTCATCTTCTTATACATACCAAGAAGCCCACCGCCGCCTGCAACAAATGGAGCTAACCAAGGAAGTAATGGGAGTAAAGCAGACATAGTACCTACAACGCCCTCTGCAGCGTCCTCAACTTTACCCGCTACATTCGGGTCTATGTACCGATATTTAGTCTGCTCACCAGTCTCTGGGTCTGTGAATATACCTTCCACACAGCCGCCAGCAAACAGTATCAATATAGCTACAAACAATATTCTTTTCATCTTACCACCTTTCACCTTATAACCATATTCCACTTACTTCAACATCAGGAACCATATCAAGCTCATGCCACAACTCAATCATTGCAGCGTTTGCTCTATCAATCGTAAGCATACCAAGATTGGTCGTTACTACAAGCCCGTTAATTTTAACAATTATGTGAAACATCATATCCTACTATATTACCTGGAGGAATCTTACCCCAACACAAAACTTCCCAATCAGCACAATCTTCAAACGCAGTCAATTTATTGTCTCCCGTCTCTACCATAAGCACGGTATTCCCAAAGTGCACTTGAGGGTAAGGACTCAAATAAACAATGCCAATATCGTTAGGTATCAGACCGCGTGTTAGAATGCTTTTAACATTCTTGCTATCCGTTGCGTGAAATAGCTTCATTATGCACCCTGTCCTGCAGGTAATCTACCCTGCTGCCCTCCACCCTGACCACCTTGTCCTTTACTGGCACCAGGAGCTAAAATTGCTTCAAACGCCGGGTCTCCACTGGCGTCTATTAGATATTGAAAGACCGCAGATATATCCGCACCTTGCAAGAACGGCATCATCTGAGATATCATCATCAATGCTTCCACCTTCCGCTCTGCTCTACTAATATTACGTTTAGTAGACAAACTGACCTCATACTGATAATCGCCTTTCAGCATATCACCAGTAACAACTGCCCACTTGCCTTTACCCTGCATTACTTCTCTCGGTATCCGCCAGAATTCAAAGACCAGTTGATTAACTTTATCAATAATATCAGTATATAAACCGGCGACTACCTGACTTCTCTTACCAGTCCTACGACCAGAACCCTGTGCTACTAACTTCGCCTCGCTGGCAGTTCGTCTTGTAGATTGGTCAAATTCGCCCATCTGGTTACGACTCAATCCACTAACCGACCGGGCATCTCGTCTATTGTTCTCTGCTTGTACCACGTGGTCGAAGCCGGTTCCAGTGCTTAATGGAGCAACCACTTCATTTAATGGGAACACTCCTTCAACCGCCGCAGCAGCACCAACACCACCAGTTAAGAGCTTTGATAGTTCTGGCTCCTTTATTGCATTTTTTCTATATAAGAACTTTAAGATAGATATTCTTCTCTGCTTCTCCGCCTGTAGACTAATGTCAAACTGGGTAGCTTGCAGTTGACCCAAGTAATAAGCCGGCGATACGCACCAGAACGAGCGAGGATGAATGCTAAGCGTACCAGTAACATAAGGCATCCCACAAGCCATCTGTATAGCATCTCTTGTCTTCCTCAAAAATTTCTTGTGGTCTCTAACAACCACAATTCTCTCACCATTCAGTCTATCAACAATCTCCCAAGCCTCAACGAAGTCTGGTTTCTTATTCGCTCTAGCAATGCCTTTCAATCTTGCTTGCACTTTCCTAGACCCAACTGTAAGATAAGATTCCATAAAATCTTCCATACTTATCCTACCTTGCAGTGTTGTGGTATTCTTATACTTAGGGTCTCTCTTAAAATAATCAACGTGCCTAATAATCCGCTGAGCCGCCCAAGGTGCGTCTTCTGCAAACATTGTGCCCCAAGGTACTACAAAATCGTGAGGCAGTACTGGTCTAATCCAAGGCCAACCGGGTTGTATGTCTGGTGACTCAATCCTTCTACCTTTCTTATCAAACTGAGTCAGTGTCATTCCTAATAGATTATTATCCGGCCCGATGTCGTAATAAGGATTCCAACCGAACTCACTATCATACCCGATTTTTAGTATAATGTTGCCATATAGAAAACCACGTAAGATACCAACGTCAATATACTTCTTAAGACGGAGCTTACGAACAAAGCTATTATCCATCGCCTCGATTATCGGAGCTTTCTCTATACCGGCTCTTCTCGTCGGCGTAACCACAAACTCTGGGTCAGGTACTCCAAGTGTACTGGTAAGTGTATCGCCCATCTCATATACAAGATTCGGCCCGATAGCTGTATTGCCAGATGGGTCATTGAGATAGTTCTCCTCAGACTTGTGCCAAGATGATTCTCTGGCAAATATCTCTCGATATGCAAGAGCGTTATCTATCTCAGTTATCCAGTCTTCTACTGTTCTTTTACCCATCTACTAACTCGTAAGTTGCCTCAAAAATGTCCGGCTTGCAGGGATAATATTCACCTTTTATACCCTTAATAATCCAATCGAGGGGACAAACTATATACCCACCTTCAAGAGTATCAATCCATCCATGCTTGCCAATAGCCTTAGTACACTTTCCACATCTTATATCAGCCTTTTTAGAAACATTTGGCATAGGATAGATTACTTTCGGGTGGTCTCCATCTTTGAACCATTGTTCTGCATCAATTACTACTGGTTTTTTTCTGTACTTTGCCATTACTTTTTATGCCTCGCGTGTGCTCTTTTAGCCGCCGCCACCGTTTTGTAAGTTTTTATTTTCTTCCCTTTGTTCTTTCCGTGGCAGTGATATAGGGTTCTTCCTTTACGCATCTATCATCTACCTCCAGTATACTCATATTCTCTCAATGCCCTACCAGCGACCCTTTCACCCATATGCCCTATATCATTAGGATATCTATGCAATTCATTAGCTCTACCCATCAGTTCACCAATGATGAACTTACCACTAAATGGACTAGCTACCTCAGCAACTGTTGCTTCTTCTTGGAAAGTATCACAAGAACGAGTCCAGTCACCTACTTGCATACTGAGAGCATCTATAATATCATCGTGTCCGCCGTATTTCTTATTAGGGTCAAATGATAGTAACTCTCGCTCTAAGTCTTTATGCCCTTCCTTAATATGCACTTTACCTGCAGCAAACCACGGTTCGAGGCCTAATATCCTAGCTACTTTGGTTGTTTTAGCATTCGGCACGCCTTCTATGTAAAACCGTTGATTAAGCTGTTCTTGCCGTCTAGTTATCCAATACTTAAGCGTGCTCTGATATGCGGTTGACTCTACCTTAGTAACCAGTGACTTATAAGCGCGCCAATGGTCAAACAGTCTATCTATAATCACCCCAGGGTCGGCTCTTAATCTATTATAGTGAACTACCCACACTTCACCAGTTGACGGCTTAAGCCCCACAGTTATAATTACATTCCAATCCGCGTCAAGTGTCTTTGCTTGACTATCCGCAGGTGCTGGGTCTAAAGATGTAAAGTACACCAAACCCTTCGGTAAGTTATCATAATACTGAATGTAAGACCGTTTGAAAACTCGATTGATGGATGAAGTAGGACTATTCATATAAAGCATTTCAAACATAAAAGGGCCTATAGATGTTAATAACTCATCTAATACCTCATCATTGAATCTATCCCATATCGGCTTACCACCCTGCTCTGGTGTAGATGGTATACCATCTTCATTCTCTCTCACCGAGCGACTTACAACTGAATAGCCTTTCCCGTGCTTAAATATCCACCCTATCAAGTCTTCAGGAGCCCATCTCGTACCGATTATTGTTATGACTGACTTCGTTGGATGTACCAGTAATGGATGGCACAGCTTATGAAAGCCTATTGCCTTCTCAATCTCCATTTGCGTTGGCTGCTGTATCTCACCAGTCATCGCGTCATAGTCAGGTGCTACCGTGTCATCTTGTATAACCTCGTCAAAGTGCCGACTAACTACAGCTGTACCACAACCGGCGGGTTCAAATGTACCTTCTGGTTCTGGTAACGAACGATTCAGCGTTAAACACTCAGAAGACCACGGTCTATCTCCTCTTGGTAGTATTTCAGGGAACAATGCCCTCAATATGCCATTTGTCTCAAAGATAGCTTTTATCGCCGATATCTTCTTCTTAGCATTAGTCATTGTATTCTGGGCTACCAACAATCGAACATTTGGATTATTGATAGCTCGCCAGATGGGATATGCTATCGAGCCGATTGTAGACTTAAACCACGTTCGGGGAAACACAATCATCCGCCTTCTGTTAACTTGATAGTTCTGTAACATACGGCATATAGGTAAATGTATGTCTGGATCTAAGTCTTTATACTTAAGAACGGCACGAGCTAAGAAGAATAGAGATTTCTTGCACTCAACCCTCAATACATTCAAAGTATCTTCCGTTTCTTTATCCATATCTTCCTATGAACTTTTCAAGGAGCTCTTTAATATGCTTAAATTCCTGCTTTGTAAGCTTATGTAAAGCATCTATCTTGCCTTCTAAGCAATCTTGTCTGGCCTTACACGTCTTCTCGCAGACAAATGTCTTCTGTGTCCAGTAGATTATACCAACCAGTACAACTACAGATACCCCGCCGATTGCTAAATCAATCATTTCCTATCCATCTGTAATGTTTCTGTTATCAATTTAGCATCTTCCGCGTCGATAGTAACCGAAACGCTTCTCTGCTCGGTCTTCTGAACTCTGGCATGCCCACCTCTGTCAAGTATCGAATCGGCCGCTCTAATAGCATCACCATCTTTACCATTACTAACGACTAAACCAAGTCTATCAACTGCAGCCATTGTATGACTAGCAATCGCCTCGTCTACTCTACCAGTCTGCTCAACAATATCTTGGTCTCTCCTATCATTAAGCTTACTCCTCTGTTCGGCTAATTGATATTGAAACGTGGGACCATTTATCACCGTAGATATCCACTGCTGAGACATACCAAGATGTTCTGCTATATCTTTAGGCGTCCATCCCCTAAGACATAACTCTATTATCTTATAATGCCTAGCTGATAATTTTTGTATAGCTGTCATTTTTTTACTAACATCAATAGACGATAACAATAGAATGATGTCGTCAGAATGATAGGTAGATGGTAGGTCAAAAATAAATAAAAAACAAAAAATTTTTATTATATGACTAACTACCTAACAATGATAAACGTTCATTATATAACAAACAATATAACAAACAACAATGTTAACAAATCATAGAACATTGATTTACTTATATAAGTTTGCAAGGTTAGTGCCACTACGCGGTGGCGAAGGCCGGTGGGGGGTTTTTACTTGACAGATTGTTAGTTATATATCTATCTATGGCTACGTTTGTTTAGTTGATATTGTTTGGTAGATACGTAACAATTAGTACTTGATGATGGCAAGGACAATGTTAGAATAATGGATAACAAACAAATTGATTTGTTAAGCGATTGTGTAACGGTTGTAAGTGCTTGCTATATAATCACTTATGGTCGACAAAAAACGCCGTGAAATTATCCTGACATTGTTGGATTATAATATTATAAGCAATTTTAATAATACATAAGTCTTTACGCCATAACGGTTTATATCAATTTTTACAATTATTTCGTCATCGACTTGACAAAACGTAATTCGCCTGTATAATGGACGTATAAGCACGAAATGATTTATTTAGGTTTTATTGTGAAAGGACACGCAATTATGGACTACATTGAAATCGAGCGCACGCTTGACGTGCTCAAGGCCGCTATCATTGCTGCAAAGGCAAGCGACAACGTTGATGGTGATTTAGCAACTGGACTGCACAAAAATGCGGTCTGGACAATACATACTGAGTTTAAGCGGCTACGTGAGCTGCTTGATAACTGAATAACATTGTTCTTTGACATAACAAATACCGTCAATGCGTTATGATGGCATTGATGACAAAATGCTCGAGTCGGTCGACTGTAGATTGGAGGTGCTATATGGCACGGAAATATGACACAGTCGAACTAGACACTATAACATATGAGAAGCACGGGACAAAAATCACAGTAGCCGGCGTGGCTACTAAAGTTGGATTTGCTCCAGTCCGCACGTTTGGCGATGACGACCCATTTATCAACTTCGTCAAGTGTGCTAATGCCGCTGAGTTGCAACTGATAATATCAGACTGGAAATATGGTGCTGCCGTACGTATTCAAGGGATGGTTCGCAGGGCCGCAACTGGTGGCGGTTACACCGATGCAGACCATAATAAGATATTCAATGAGATGTCATCGGCAGACCCGGAATGGTTAATGCAGTATGCTGGAAATGGTGCCGCTCTAGACGCAGCGTGTAGAGCAGAATGGGACAGACGTAAAGCGGAGAATCCGGTTGAGGCAGACGAGGAACGGGTGTGGGAAGAATATGCAACAACTAATGCTGCAGAAATCGAGATTAACTAATCCTACTTGTTCATTATGTGAACAACACAAATATCAACAACTAACACAGTCGCCCGACTCAAGCGTTTTGTTAACTAATTGAAAGGATATTGTTATGGCGAAGTACCAAGTAGGTATGAGGCTATCTTACAGAGCCGATGTGTCTGACTATATAACAATAGATGCTGAGGACTGTGAAGATGCCAAGGCAAAAATGTATGAATACTTAGAAAAACGTATGCCCCACGCTGCAAGGGACGTAAAAGTAGACTATGCTACGGTCAATCAATAACAACTTGTTCATATTTATGATGTTCATCGTATCAATATCCCAGATTCAGCGATAGGCCTTTCAAAAATCGCTGTTTTTACGTCAAAAATGAGGTCTGTGTTATTGTATTATTATAATTATTTATATATATATTATTTTTTTTAATACTAATGAACCGTCCTTATGATATTCACGTATTGATATGATGAACATCACGTTTGTGAACAAGATGTTGTTGTCATGATAGATAATAATTACCACTTTCGATTACTATTATTGTTGCTACTGCTGATATTGTTATCAGTGTTAGCATCCGTTTTTATTGCCATTGTCGATTCAATTACTATCGCTGATATTTTTGTTAATATTTTTATGACGCTGTTTCGGTTTTGATTACTATTATCGCAATTATATCTTATATTGAAAGGACACTGTTATGCGCTATATGGTGATATACACGCTACAGGCGTCATACGAAGTTGAGGCACCAAACGAAGAAATAGCCCGTAGCAAGGCGGATGATATGTACCACGATGAAGAATGGGCAGGTACGATTACCGACCCAGTGGTGGCGGTAAAAGAGTTGGGTGAATAACAACCTGCCAGTAAAATGGGCGGTCTGTTGGCTTGCGATTCCAACCTGCTATAGCAGTAATCAATAAGGTTGAGACCGCCCATTTTGTTAGTAAAATGAAAGGAAGATGCTGCAATGGAATTTGTCAAGATTTGTGGGTATGAGATAAAAGAAGATAATAGACAACCCGACGGAACGTCCTTGACATAGCGGGTGAACAAGTTACTGTTGTTGTCATTGGTATATTTACAACTACTGAAAGGATAATACTATGGAAAAGTACAAAGTTGTGTTCATTACGGCCTTCACATATGGAGTAGAAGCGGAAAGTAAGGATGATGCAGTAGACGCTGCTAGAAAAGAGTACACAGAAGAACTACAAAATCCAGACTCGACTGTAGCACTATACGATGCAGTTGCGAATGTAGCAAAGGCCACTTTGAGTGATGGCTGGCTATTCGATTAGTAGTCCCAACATAACATGTGATGAGTGAAAGGATATTGTTATGTTTATATGTAGTCAATGTAATAAAAGCAGTAGGCCTAATGAGAAGGCTACAAAACTGTCTATAAAGACTAGGCAGAAAACATATCGAGATGGTACCGTGGGCAGTGAGATTGTTAAGGAAGTAGATATCTATCAAGGCTGTGTAAGTAAGAATAAGAAAGGTGGATGACATTATGTTGTACTGTATAAATAAAGAACCGAGTGGTGGCCTCGACATCTGTGTAGATGGTCAAGCGGTTCTTAATATAAGTGAAGTGTCTGATAATGAGACCATCAATCTATTCCTCACGCCGATGGGTGTAGATGCAGTGATAATTGAGACAATGGAATGTACTAGGCAGAAGATGCCGTGGTCTCACGAATTGTTAGTGAGAAGGAGATAGATATGAAGAAAAAACTAATTGTATCATTGCTACTGGTACTATCTGGCTGTTCTTGGTTTAGTGATAATAGGATAGTTGTCAAGCCGACTAGACGGATTGATACTAGCTCTTACGAGTTTCGCCGAGTGTTAGCTATATTTATCAAGTATAGATTTGAGACGCAGAAGTCTATTGAATGGATAATGGCTGACTTAGCGTTAGCAGAGTATGAACTATCATTAAAGAAGGAGAAAGAGAAATGAAACAGATAGCAAAATGGATAGCTATAACCATAGCATTCTTTCTAGTGCTATGGTTAATAGTACTAATGGGGCAGTGAGAAAGATGGCTAGACGAGTAGCTCAATTTGGTAAAAGCACACCCCTTATAAGGGTGAGGTTGCAGGTTCGAGTCCTGCCTCGTCTATTATGACTAAAGAAAGAATAACATTTAACATAGGTAGCGTTGTTGTAGTAATATGGTACTGGCCTACCATCGCTAGCATATTACTACATACAATGCTCTTGTTCGTTGTTTGAACAAGTGAACCAACACAAAAATAGAAAGGAGAAAGTATTATGAAGAAGTGTAACAAAATAGCCAACGATATTGTAAGACGTGGAGGAGAAGACACATATATAGGAATTAGGATATATAAGGGAGGCGGGCCTAGTAACTACTTTTCAATAACCCACGGTGGTGCAACGGTATACTCAATATACAACAAGATATACAAGGTAGAGATATGCAACCCAAGAGGTATCGTACACTTCAACCTTCGCCTGTGGTTAATGGAGATAGATAGGAAGATAAGTAAGATGGTAGTAAGATTGTTTTGGGCTACTCATACGGTATACAAGGAAGATAAGTAAGATTGTTAAATAGA